GATTAAATCCATAATTCATAGGCTGTCCCTGCATTGGCTGTGGCTGACCATAACCATAAGCAGCTGGGTTACCATAAGGATTCATCTGTCCCATTGGAGACATCATTCCAGTATTAGTATACATACTGTTTATAGTTCCAAATACATCATTGAATCCATTATAACTATAGTTTACAAAGTTGCTGTTGTAAATCTTATCAAAGTTGCTTGAACAATGCTTATAAATATCTGGAATCTTCTTAAACAAAGCTGTTGCCTGATATAGCTGAGCTCTAACTTCATCTGGAAGAGTTCTATCAGTAATCTTTAATAGATTCATGATATCATTCATTGTATGGAATATAGCCTCTACTTCTTCAGCAGTATATACCTTGTCAACGTTTATTATTTCGCCACAAGTGTTACATACTAACTGCCCATTCTGTGTTCTACTGAAAGCTGGGCTGTTTGGATGTAGTGGGTTACCCTGGTGATTACACTTAGCTTTAAGAATATCATCCTCTGTTAAAGTAAATGTAAACTGTGGTACCTTGTGATTTGCCAACCTCTGAGCCTCCTCTGGAGTTAAAGTTGGTCTTTCCTGAATTTCCTCTCTAGGTAAAAATCCAAGTGGTGTTCCTGGTGCGTTAAATCCCATCATTTTGTTTTTCTCCTCTCTCACTTTAAAAATATTTTTATAAAAAGATTTTTGACAACACAGTCTTAGTATTACTATGTCATCAATATAATATATAATTTAAAAATTGTTTAACAATTTAAATTCTAGGTGGATTGTATATCATATCAACTATTTTTTCAATATCATCATTATTGATGTGATTTCCAGCCATCATCTTTCTACACTCATCCTTATCTGTATAGAATGAGCCTATAGCTATAATCTTATCCATAGTTATCTTAACCAATGCCATTGTTGGTGAAGGTCCATTACTGTTTTCAAGATATATACAATCTAGTGTATTGTCTGTCTCATTTATATTTATCCTTGTAATTGGTAAATTGTGATTATATCTATCACCTGCATCTGTGATTATAAACCACTTAGCATCTGCTCCTTTATAAGTTTTAATTTCATTTACTGATTTGACGATTAATGCTTTATCCATTATATCACTCCTTCTTAAAAATATTTTGAATGCACTCGTAATGCATTAGCCAAAGCTGCTACTGCAACCATGTTCTTTTCAATCTTTATACGGCTCAGACCTATATATGCTGTATTATAAGCATTATATTTAGCAGCTATATCATTCCTATAACGAATAACTCTAGCCCCAGTTTCTCTATCTAATGCTGGTAGATAGCCCTGTTCTAAACCGAATATATACCCATTATAAGACTGATAATCCCAATATAATCTTTCAGCACGTTCTCTGGTAACATCAATCATGGTATTAATCATGATCTTATCAAAGAACCAATGACCGTCTTTTTCTAGGTCAATACGATTTAGTGCTAGCATTCTTAAAATCTTGGGCACTATGTATCTTAGTTCTTTTTGATTCTTACCTTCTTTTTCTTTTTCCAAAGAAAATATTCGCTTCACCCCTGGATTATATCCCATTTAACCTTCACTTCCTTTCACCTCTTTAATTACTCATTTATATAATATATAACCATCAATATTGTTTTATAACGTATATTAATGATTTTTTAAACCTAGTTATGCCAGTAAAATTTAGTTTATCAGTTAAATCACCAAATCTTTCAGCAAAGTATATTCCATGGTCGTATTGTGCACCCTGAGCCATATGTGTAGTTATAGCATAACCATACTCAAATTTATGACCCTTATTATATGGTAAAGATTTCAATTTCATTCTAGTTTGATGGTCAGATATCAGATATCTATAATCACATTCAATCTTAGTGAAATAACAATCTTCTAGTCTATCTGGTTTGAAATTAATAACATAATTATCTCCATCAAATAAGGTCATATCAGGATAGTTAGTGACTGTACCTCTTAAACCATTTGCTAAATTTATACCATTTGATGATGTAAGCCAATCATTCTTCCTACATACTAAGATATCACCCTTTTCAGGTAATTTACCAAATCTCTTATATACCTTTTCTCGTATAAGTTTATTAAACTTATCACGGGTTTTATTAGTTGCACATATAAAGACTTCAGCATTTTTTAAATGATCTAATGTAAGTGCAGATTCTGGGATAACTATACAGTTATTACCATATTTTCCAAACTTAATAGGTTTTCGTTTTTTAGCTAGTTCAGCTAGTTCCAGTATACCATTCTTTTCACCTTGTTGTCTCATAACTTTTGTTAAACGGTATATCTTACCTGAAGTTAAATATGCTGGTTTATCACATGGTGGTGGTAACTGTCCTAAATCACCTGTAGCTATTATCTTAATTCCAGCAGCTTCTATATCGCTTTTAAGTGACATAGGCACTGAACCAGCTTCATCGATTATAACTAATTTTATACCATTAAGTCCAGATTCATTATAGGTAAATCCCATAGTCACTTTAGGTCTATTAAAAAACTCATCCATAACAGGATTGCCATTTTTATCTCTAACTACTACTTCTGTATAATGATATATCCATGAGTGTATAGTTTTAGCATTCTTTAAACCATTTACTCTCATATTAATAGCAGCCTGACCTATATATGCCATAGAAGCTACATCTTTCATATCCAATCCTAATTCTTTAATTATTTGATGTAAGATGAAAGTCTTTCCAGTACCAGGATAACCTGCATACTGGAAAATTTGACTAGATTCATCTTTCCACCAAGATTTAACAGCATTGATTACTTCAATCTGTTCATCAGTATATTCTATATCCATAAAAATACCTCTTACGATTTCTTATTTCTTTTCACCGTAGCGTTCTCTTCAATAATGTCGAATTCAGCATCCATATCTACATTCTCAAGCTGTAGTATTATATCTATTAAACCGAAGTTTCTATTCTTATAATATTTTGATTCATAAGACTCAGAATCTTCGCTATTATCAATAACTAATTCCCATGAATATAGATTTGGAATGTCTTTAAACTTACTACCTCTCTTAGTACTACATCCATACCCTATGTATGAAATATTATTCTTTTCAAGATAGTCTTCAAATAAATATTGCAAGATATTTATATTACCTGTAAGAATATCTAACTCCATTTCATTAAGTCTAGGATTTATAGTAACAGGGTAGTTCATTAAATATCTTTTACATATTCTATCATTTATAGTAACTGGCAACATTGTTTCTTTATCTATGACTGTACCGTCATCATCAGTCACCATTCCTAAAATAAACATTACTTGATTTGTAATTGCTGCATAAGCTTCAGCTTTTTTAAGTGTTTTCTTAGTTACTCTCATTGCACACTATCCCCCTTAAATTTTATCAGTTTTAACTTATTATTAAAAATATTATTTAGTTCTTATGGGGGTATTTTTATGGGTAGAGTGAATATGTTACCTGATATGTTTAATAGCTATAGCATAATAGGCACAGCTATTAAGGATTTTACATATGGTGGACCAGTATTATTAAAACTGGACCAAAGTGAACATAGTATATCAGGAACTAATGATGCATCCTTTTTGGCAAACGATGACACATCTGCTATACAAGCAGGTAAATATGAATTCTCTAACACTATAACTTTGACTGCACCTAGATATATGGCTAATGAACAAAGTTGTGGTTGTAAAAAGTGTAACCCTGATTTAAGTGGTCATGCTGGTCAGCAATTTATAGTAACCAGTGTTCAGGGTAAGAATTCAGATGTTGGAAATTTATATATTACAGCTAGGCTGTAAGAAAGGTTTATATAATTATGAAAAGTTCAAACACTGTCACATTAGAAGATTTTATTGATAGTAAAGACGAAAATGAATTAACATTCCATGCTTTTGATTTATATGATGTATCAGTAGACGGTTCATATTTAATAACTAAGAACCTTTTACATGATTACATTGATGATATGGAAGAAGCTGCATATAATGTATACCTATCTATAGAAGAGCAGAATAAATACTACTATAGACCTAGGTTGTTAGCACATCTTCTATATGGTAATCCAAATCTTTATTACGTTTTACTATTATTAAACAATATGGGTGACGAAAAAGATTTTAATCGTAACCCTATAAAAGTTTTAAAACCTGTTGACTTAGTAGACTTGCTAAGTGCTATATACGGTTCAAATGCAACAATGCTTAAATATCATAAAGATAAATATGAGAATAAGGTATAGCCATACGCTATACCTTATTATCCCTCAAAAGTAACCATATCGGTATTATTAACCAATGAATTCAAATTTGTATTTGTAGCAAATGAGGTAATATTTATATTAGGCATACCATTTAAAGCTGGATTAACATTTGCAGGTTTCAAAGTTTGTTTAAATGATGGGAATGATGACCCAACATCTTGTAACAACCTTATAGAATCTACATCTTCAAATGGTAAGAATATCGTATTAGTATCTAAACCAGTACCATCTCTTGATTTAAGTAATGATATTCCCATATATTTATTACTATCAAGCTTTTCCATTGCCAAACCTATAACCACATCGGTATTATCAGACATTAACTGAGATTCACCAATTTGTCCTAGGTCTATCAGTCTAACTAATTCAATTCTACCACTATTGAAAGCTTCACCAACTTTCTTACCTGCTTCTCTATTTAAGTGTGAATTAGTTATAACTGGAATATTTCTATCAGCAGCTATTACTTTTAACTCATTTGCTATTTCCCCCAATTCTATTCTTACATCGCTAAATCTAAAACTAGATTGGAGCTTTTTTATATGGTCCTGAATCACACATATAATTTCATAACCATCTCTTTCATAAGCATCTATTATATCAAGTATTCCCATAGTATCTATAGATTTGGATGGTACATATTGCATTAACAGGTCTATGTCATTACCCTCAACAGTATCATCTTTTAACATCATATCACTATGCTGAATCTTATCCCATACTTCGTCAAATGTATAATTAGACATATCTGATGAGTTTGTTGATATCTTAAAAAATCTATTTATAGTTTCATTAAGATTGTTTTCCATAGTTATATATAGAATTGCTGGTCTCTTAGTTGGGTCATTTGTCATATAACCTTTATTAGCAGCTTTCATCTGTAAAGCGATATTCAATAAAGTTAATGATTTACCACCACCAGTATTACCTAAAAACATATAAGTTCTAGACTTCTCAAATCCACCCTTTAAAAGTTTATTTAAACCAATCATGTTAGTTCTCAGTTTATTAGTAGAATTGGTAAGAATACTATAAGTTTGATAAAGTCTATCCTGAAATACTTCAGGACTTAATGAAAACCTATTCATAGAAGTATCGTCAGGCTGTATTTTTTTAAGCGTCTTATAAATATCTTCTATCATATTCTCAAAGCCTTCAATTGTTGACTTCTGGATATTCTCACCCTTAAGCTTAGTACCGTATTCCATAATCTCATCTGAGTAGTTAAGCATGTTCCCATATTTTAATACAAGTGCTATATTCTCATCTATCCACTCGATATCTTTATTCGATATCTCATCAAACTTCAAAGAAATCGGGGTTCCAAAGAGAAACCCACCATTGATATGGTCCTTTATCATATCAATATCAGTCAAATGCATATCCAGCCTAGCCTCTAATGCTTTATTGATTACATGAATTCTAAGTAATAGTTGCTCATCATTAGCATATAAACTCATGTCTAATGCTCTAAACAATCTTTGCATATTATGTAAACCCTGTTTGGTTATCTTAGTATTTTTAGACAATGCATATCTAGCAAAGTTATTTAAAGTAGCTATGGTATATTTGCTTTTTATTTTATTATTATTCTTAGGCTGCCTGAACTTACGCAAACTAAGGTTTCTATTACTAATATCCATTGCACCATACCCTCCTCATAAATTATTCTTTTTAAGTAATTTAATGTTCCTAATCTACTTTTTTAGTAAATTTATCATCTCATCTGGTGGGATACTAACATCATTTACAATGGATATATACATTGACATCATCTCATATGGAGATAAAGTCTTATCTAATATAAATGAAAATTTATCTGGAATTTCATTCTTATTATTTTCTTTAACCTGTTCAATATTATTAATCACCACTTTATATCTACTATTTCGTGAATAATAATCTTTAAGGATGTTTATAGATGATAAGAGTTTGCTAGTTACATTATCAGCCTTTATTCTATATACTGATACTCCATCATCTAAAGAGTTTATGTAATCTCTGATTTCATTTGGTGGTTTATCAATTATATTATCAACCCTTATAGTTTTATAATCTATTGAATTGATTTTAATGAATTCTTTACTATAACTCTTCACACATGGAACTTGGGTAACAATAAAAAATCCTTTATCATATTCTTCGCCAAATTTCCATGTATATGGTGAACCACAATATTGGAAATTGGCTATTTCAGATGGTCGATGAATATGACCTGACATAACTAGTGTAGTGTTTATAAAGTTATTAAGGGTAAAAACTGGAGTCCTACTATTTAATCCAACTTCAGTGTTAAACGGTGCTAACTCTTTCAATGTACCATGCATTATAGTCAAATCAGTAGGTGCATTTAATATATACCTATAATCCATCTCAGTCAGGTTATATAACTCAGGTATACATCCTATATATAGATTCTTGATAAGCAATGTTTGAATAGAAGTTATTATATGTAAATCTAAACCTGGTGTATTCTTTAAATTATAAAACAACTGTAGCTGTTTATTATCATGGGATGCTGTACCCTGAAGTAATACTAAACTACAATTATAATTAATACAATAACTCGCAAGGTCATTTATAAATAACATTGCATAATATACTGGTATCGAACCAGCTAAAAAGTTCCTATCAAATAAATCCCCATTAATGAATATTATATTTACAGGATTTTTTATTAAATACCCTAAGAACTGTTCTTTCAATATATTATATTGATATGCTGGATTCATAGCACCAAAATGTATATCAGCTATATGAGCATGTCTGACTGGAGTTTTTGGTATTTCCTCAAATAAATTCATATATTTTCTCACCTCTTTTCCATTTACTATTATATTTATACCACTTTAATAATATATCATTGAGCAGTGTAATAGAGCTATGAAAACTCATAGCCCCATTACTAACGTTTTAAAAAGTGTGATATAAAAGTGTATATTTAAACTGTGGTATTTTTCCAATGAGTTTTAATTTTAACTGGAACTCCTCTAACTTTATAAGATTGTTCAATTCTTTGTATGATTTCACGTTTTATAGTCCTGATATCTTTATCACCTATAGGAATCATACATCTGCATATGGAATTTATAGAATTGGCTTCTTTATTCCATTGAATTGCGAGTTCTTCATTATTCGTAAGCTTTATACAATCAATAATGTTAAACCCACATTTATTATTCTTTGATTCAACCCTATGAAAGGATTTCGCAATAAAATACTCAAACATTTTTTTTAAACACCCCTTATAATTAAAATTTATAGAATTTGCATGCTTCACCTTGGTTAGCATTTTCAATAGCTATTCCATTAGGTTGACGTACAATTCTAAACAATGCTAACTTTAAAACTCCAAGTGTACTTACATAAGCTATTATACATGTCTCATTATATACCTTGATATCATGAGCAAACATAGTTTCAGATAGTAGGAACTGATTGTCTGAATCAGTTGTATACATTAATCCGTTATTACCTTCTCTTTGTAGAAGAATCTTAATTGTAGTACCGTCACCAGTAGCAGATTCTAGTTCAGCATCGTAATTAGATGCAGATATAAAGCCATCCATATTAACAACATATGCTCTCTTAAGTATATTTGAATTATGTTTCTTTTCGTTTTCATTCTCGCTATACACAGAGTCTTCCGTTATTCTAATGTCGCCATTATAATGAATATTTAAAATTTTCTTACATCTTGCATCATCTATATTAAATTCAATCAAAGCTCTATCTTTAACAAGTGGGAATAGTTTTATATTACTATAAACTTTAGTTGTATCACTTATTTGAGCTAATCTTGTAGTCTCAGAGTTTGCAAAATCATTATCATCTACTGTAAGAACCCAACCAATGATAGAATTAAGGTAATTTCCAGCAAAGACTAACTGATTCTTATTAATTCTCTGACAAACATCTATAGGGTAGTCTAAATTGTTTCTTTTTGAAACAGTCTTGATTTTCTTCTCAGTTATATCGAAACTAAACATATGTGTTTCGGTAACATTCGAATGAGAATATATTAAAATAAACTTATCTAAACCACATTCCTCGAAGTATATAGGCTTTTTAATTTGACCAGTACTCTTGATTATAGTACCTTCCAATTCACCTAAAGTAATCTTACCTCTTTCAATAGGTATTACTTTAATTATAATATTATCACCTTTAGCGAATGCTATAGCATACATACCACTAGCAACTTTGCATACTGCAAATGTATCAACTTTATCATGCAGTAAAGAATAAGTATTTGAAGTTGAATTTTCTATGTAACCATGAGATACATTGTAAGTGGCACCATATACTTTACCAGCATCTTGCCATACTGTAAATACAGTCTTTCTTTCAACTAAATCAACGAATACATTTGTTTCATCTTTCTTTAATCCAGATATAGTAGTATTTAACTTACATATTGGATTTATCTTATGACGAGATTTAGATATAGTATTATCCCAAAGATCTATATCTATTGGGTTACCTCTACCTATAATTGAGTCTTGTCCTGCTTTATATTTTGTAAGGGAGCAGTCAGTTATTTTAACACCTCCTTTACCCTGTAATATAAAATTTCCTGTTGTTCCATTATATCTTAAATGATAAATGGAGTCTCTCTTTAATTCCCCTTCAATTAATTCAAATTTATCACTATTTAAAATAGGCTTATAATCTAGGTCATTAATTCTTAGCTTGGCTTTGTACTTGTTAGTTTCACCAACTTTCATAACGACAGACATACCATCAACATATTCACCAAATGTACCATCAGCAAGTCTCATAGTATATAAATCAGTCTCATCTGATGTTACTTTAGTACCAAGGTCATATATATCAGATCTAACATAGTCTTTTACATTAACCTTTTCTTCAACTATAGCTTGTAAAGCTTTAAAGTCTTTATCATTAGTCTTTTCAGACAATTTTCTAAGTATAGTTGTAGCAAAGTTAGGGTCACTATCTAATGCAGCAGCAAACTGTCTAAATACAGCAAGGTCTGCTGAACCAGCCCATTCACCAAACTTTCTTTCTGTTTCTTCCTTAGTAAATACATCTTCTTTATTAGCTTTATTATCCCATCTTCTTATATCATCAGGTGATACCCAACGTCTATCATCAGTTTCAGTTATCATCGAAGCTGGATGTGTAGCAGGGTGTTCATAGTTATAAGGATTAAGACCTCTTAACTTCTGTCTTTCTTCAGGTGTAAACCAAACTCTTGAAGTTGATTCAAGAATTGAATTAGCCTTGATTAATATATTTGGGTGTAGCTTATCAGTAGTAATTGAATGATTAGCTATATTCTGTGAATGGATAATAACCTTTTCATTTAGATTATACAGTACTGAATATAGGAAAGTAAATAATACTAACTGTCCCTTTCTAAGATTATACTTTCTTGGTGCTAGTATTATCTGGTCATCAGATATAATATAATCAGCTGGTGATATAATCTTATTATCAATTATCACATTCATATAGTTTGTCCTATGATCATAATTAGAATATGGATAAGGTATATTTATAACCCTCTGACCATCAACTTCTATCATCACGTATTCATATTTACTATGTAACTTTCTAAGATAATCACCGTTATCATCATTTAAGAATTCATACATATCATACCTATGGTCTGAATATATATTACCCACAGTAGTCGCTGGTGCTAAGTAGTTGCCATGTTCATCAGTAAGAATTGATGGTGTTAAATCATCTAAATGTGATATAACCTTTTGTACTTCAGCATGAGTAAATAATTCAATCCAGCCCGTAGCATTAAACACATATACTTTCTTAGATTCGTTATCTATGTATACAGCATTATACTTTGGAGTATGGATTCTCTTTAATTCGCTATAATTTGCAATTATAACGGCATTCAAAGTAATATTCTTTCTTATCGCATCTTGGTCGATATATATGACTTCTCCCGTTATAGCATTATATTCAAAATTTTCTCTTGTAAAATTCATTGTTGCATTATTAGGCATATCAATGCTCCTTTCGTTTTTATATAATGATTTTATTATATTGTTAAAATAAGGGATAAATATGGAGTAACGATATACGTTACTCCATATAATGATATCAAAATTTATTATATAAATTTAAACTACTTATATCTCCTAGAGTACATCTTTATGAATTCTATTACTAATTCATATGTCTCATCTCTATTTGAACCTGCTATAACCTTAGAAGCTTCAGCTGGAGCACCTGAACCACCTATATGTATAATAGACTTATACTTATCTTTATTCTTAGCATAATTATCTACATGCATAGCTGGTACACCTATTCTTTCTTCAAGTAATTCAGCATAAGTTCTATCTGGATCACTTGCATAAGTGATTAAGTCATATAGTGGAGCTTCAACTTCAACTGGTTTAACTTCTACAGACGGTGTAGCTGTAGGAGCTGGTGCAGATTCTTCTGGTGCTGGTTTACAGTAGAATGCTGATACAAAACCTTCACCAATCTTATACCAAGTCTTACCATTAACCTTATGCACTTCAGATACATATATCTTGCTACCATCAGCATATGTACTTATAATCTTTGAACTTGGAGAAGCCTGTTCTCTTAAGTTCAATACATCACCAGGTGTATTAGTAATAACAGAATATCCACCCTGAGTAATTTCAACTACAGGCTTTGATATTGCTGGTACTTCAGATACAGCTGACGCATAACCACCATTTATCTCATATATATCAGAGCTCTTAGATAGGTCTATAGCCAATCTTCTAGGTTTCTTTATATCAGCTAAGAACTGAGTCCACTTTGATGAAGAACTTGTATATCCATGAGGACAGTCTTTTCTAGTAGCATCCCAATGTCTACAGACTATAGCATTAGGATATAAAAGTAGAAGTGCTTTAACTAACTCAACTGTTAAGAAATACATCCTATCTAGGTCTGAGTCTGAGTTATAGCACATTTCTATTGAAATAGAGTTGCCATTAACACAACCATTTAAACCAGTACCATATCCTTGGTCACCACCTACAGCGTAAGCTATAACTGATTCACCAACTATCTGAACAATACTCTTATCATCAACAAACAAATGAGCTGATGCCCCAACATTATTATTTTGGAAATATTTTTTATGAGCTGCTGCATTAGCACCCTTGGCTGTATTAGCAGTCCAATGTACTGCTATATATTTAATACTAGACTTATTTCTAGTACCACCAAAGTTATTCTTATTAGTTATAGGGTCGAATATAAATTTACCCCAAACAGGACCTGTAGCTGACGGTGTAGCAGCTTGAGGAACTGAATTTGAAGTAGTTGCACCAACCTCTTTATCATACTCGTATAGTTTGTATTTTTCAATCAAACTTACTAAAGTAGACCCATAGTTTGATGCAGTAGCATAACCTGATGCTTGAAGTGCAACACATGCTTTCTTATAGTCGGTTTCACCTATAAATGCAGCATATCTACTTCTTACATTAGTACCAGTACTATCATAGAAATAATTACTGTGGTCTAGTATTGAAGCATCTAGTGAATCGTAAGCTCTGAAATCAGCATTTATATAATACTTATTCCCATTGCCATCATATTCAGCAGTCCTCATATTTACAGTACGACCCTTCCATGTAGAATCAGCCTTGATACCAAATAAGTTATTAGATTGGGTTGTAAGTCCACTATCACCCCAGCCTGATTCTAATATAGCCTGTGCTATAGATACTGAAGGAAGAACTTTCCTATCCTTCCAACCTTGCATAGCACCTGTTTTTACTCTATCAATAAAAGCTTGTTGTTCCATTTAACATCCCTCCTTTATATGGAGTTAATTATTCTTTGTGTGTTAGATTAGTCACTAACTGATGACCATATACAGCAACTGCTGCATTTAGTATACCCTGAACTATAGCATTGAATATTAGCTGTAGTATAGGAGTATTACCATCAAATGCCATGAAATATAGAGCACACATAACTATAGAAACTAGACCTAGAATAGCTGGTATATAACTATTGTCTAATCCCTTAATTAGGTCTTTAAGTATCTTTCCTAATATTGCTAAAAAAGGTATAATCACTGCTAATTCAGGATTTAATAAATTTAAAAAGTTATCCATATTAAAAATTCCCCCTTATTAAAAAATTAAAATTTTGATACCTATTAATATGTAAAGAAATAATAAGGTAGTCCCTTATTGAGACTACCTTAATTTCATACTAATTTAAGTTCTTGAGTCTATCTCAGCATTTATCTTAGACAATTTAGCCATCATATCCGTTAAGAAAATTTTATCATCAACTTGTGAACAAGCTGTAGTAAGACTATTAATCCTAACACTCATAGCATTTATCATCATCTGAACTTCAGGTGAAACTCCTCCAGCATCCAATATAGATTGGACTTTATCTTTTGCTACATACCTATCATCAGATGCTTGTTTATTATAGTAATCAGATTTTAACGCATAATCACCTGCAGGTTGGAATATACCATCTAATCCAGTTATACCTTCATCAACCGTATCTTCTACAAATTTACGTGTAGCATATTTATTGTCTAGAGAGTTGATAACATTGACTATAGGTTCTAAGGCTGCTGACATAGCAGCTTCGTCTTTGAATTTACCATCAGCTTCAGCTTTAGTGTAGTAATTAGATAATTCACTTTTACCAGCATACTCACCCTTAGGTTGGTATTCACCTTTAACTTGATATTTAC